TCATTCGACATTGAAGTTCCTCCTGGCATAGGGGCCTGCGCCGAACTGATCGGACAGTTGCGCAACGGCGAGGGTGAAGGCGCCGCCCGCATGGGCGGCGGTCCAGACCTGTTCGGGGACGGTATAGGCCGGCGTGCCGACATCCGCCTCGTGCAGGACGGCACCGTTCTGGATCAGGCGCAGGCGATAGCGTTCGCGGACCTCGCCCAGCGGGATGTCCTCGCCCTCCCACCCGTCGCCATCGACGCGGCTGCGGCGGATCCAGGACAGGGTGCGCCCCTCGGCGCGCAGGTGGCAGGGCGCATAGGGGCGCAGCCCGATCCCCCGCGCCTCGGTCGCCAGCGCGCGAAAGCTCGGATCGTCAAAGGCCCGCCGCGCGGGACCGATGCGCCAGAAGCGTTCCTGCCCCCGGGCCGAGGGCGGCAGGCTGACCTGCTGCGCCGCGCCGTCCAGGATCACCACCACGCTGCCCTCGGGCCAGACCTCGGGCATGATGCCGTCGGTGCCCGCCTGCCCGCGCAGCCTGCCGCCGATCTCCCACAGATCCTTCTCGACCGGGACCGCGCTGGAAAACTGGATCACCTCCCAGTTCTCCAGCGAGCCGTCCCCGATCGCCAGCACGTTCGACCCCGCCAGCAGCGCCTTTATCCCGACCGACCGCAAGGATGCGTCCTTCAGCCGGACACGAAGCGCCGCGCCCCGGTCGATGACCCCGGGCCGCGCGCGCGGCAGCGGCGTTTCCGTCCGCCCGATGAACGCGCGTTTCCGCAGCGTCGTGTTCAGCTCGAACCCGCCGTCGCCCTCGATCGAGGAATAGGCGACCACCGACCCCGGCCAGGGCTTCGCCGTCGCGGCCAGATAGGGCGCGTGCGGCTGCTCGTCCCCCTTCAGCAGCGGCAGGTCCAGGAACAACGGCCAGACCGGCAACGTCGGAGTATAACGGTTGATGATGCCGTCATCCTCGTTGGTCACGGCCTGCTGATAGGCGCCAGGCTCGACACGCACCGCATCGACGGTGATGGCGCCCGCGCGCTCCACCCGGTCGATCCGCCACCGCTTCGGCTCGGCCCGGCCGTCATCCATGCGGATCACGTCGCCCGGTCCCAGATCGGCGGCGGACGGCGGCAGCGCAAAGCGCGCGGTGTCGCGCGACACGGCCGCCTCCGCCAGCCAGCGTTCCGCGATGGCCCGCCCTTCGGCCCGCGTCAGGGACATGGCGAACTCGCTGTCGCTGACCGTGTTGCCTTCCGCATCGGCCAGGCTGACCTCGGCGGTCGCTGTTGCATAGTCTCCGCCCGCCTCGACATGGGTCAGACGCAGGCGGCCGGACAACTCGGCCTGCGCCTGCCGGACGGTCTGGAAATCGCCGACCTCCTCGCCGATCGCCAGATGCTCGCGCCCCAGGTCGCGCTTCACCAGCCCGTCCCGGGGCAGGAACCGCAGCGATCCGTCGCGCTCGACCGCGTCGATGCCATGAGCCAGCAGGATCGGCTGCAAGGCCGCGCGCGCCGTCTCGCCGCCGCTGACCTGGAAGCCGCGCACGACCCCGGAAACGGCGCTGGTGTCGAAATCCGCAACACCCGCCTCGCGGCAGATGTCGCCGATGACCGCGCCCAGCATCACCGACCCTGCCCGGCCGTTCAGCCAATGGCCGCGCTGCCAGGCCGGGCCGTCAGACCACAGATCGGGCCGCCCCGGAAAGGCCGGGAAGGGCCGCGCGTCCCAGCACCAGACATGCGCCCGGTCCAGATCGACCATGCGCCGGCCATCCTCCATCGCCGGGTTGTTCGCAGGCTTCGACCAGTATGACGTGACCGCCCGGACATAAGCCGCCTGGATCGCATCGTTGCGCTGCCCGCTGGAGTAATGAGGCAGCGTGCTTTCCGAACTCATCGCGTCCAGGAACTTGTTGGGCTGGTTGGTCGCCTTGTCCAGCGCCGCGCAGCCGTATTCCGTGAACCAGATCGGCTTCGACCCCGGCACCCACCCCGTCGCCTGCCGCGACCGCACGCCGTTGGGGCGGTCGTAATGCAGGTTCTGCCACCAGCTTTTCAGGTCCTTGTATTTCCAGACCCAGGCCTCGTCATAGCCGCCATCCGTGATCGGCGTGCGCACCTGCGCATCGCGGTCGGCGTCGCTGGCGTAATACCAGTCGAAGCCCTCGCCCCCGCAGACATTGTCCTCCAGGTAATCCGGGTTGCCGATGCGGCCCCATTGGGCATCCAGGTGATCCTCGCCATCGCGCCAGTCGGACAGCGGCATGTAGTTGTCGATGCCGATGAAGTCGATGTCGGGATGCGCCCACAGGGGATCCAGATGGAAGAACAGTTCTCCATTGTCCGGATGATGGCCGAAATATTCCGACCAGTCGGACGCATAGCCGATCTTGACCGAAGGTCCCAGGATCGCGCGCACATCGGCGGCCAGGCGGCACAACTGCGCGACGGCGGGATAGCTGTTCCCGGCACCGCGGATCTGCGTCATCCCCACCATCTCGGACCCGATCAGGAAGGCGTCGATCCCCCCTGCCGCCGCACAAAGATGCGCGTAATGCAGGATGAACCGGCGATAGGACCACTCGTCTGGTCCCTGATAGCGCACGGTTTCGCCGTCCCGCACGAAATCGCCCACGGCAGCGGCACCGAAGAACGCCTGCACCTCGGCCACTGCCGCCGCCGTCCCATCGGCCGACCCCGCCCGCCCCGGCGCGACCGATGTCGTGACCCGCCCGCGCCAAGGCATGACCGGCTGTTCCTCGGCCCCATACGGGTCGGGCAGCTTGTTGCCCGCCAACTGCTCCATCAGGATGAACGGATAGAACACCGCCTTGCGCCCCGATGCTGCGATGGCCCGCAGCCCCTCGACAACCGCCTGGTCCGCGGGCGTCCCGCCATAGATCGGACGGTCGTTCACCCGCGCAACTTGGGTAGCAGCGGCACGGTCGATGCCCGCCACCGTCCAGGGCATCTCGTCCCCGTCGATCTCCTTCTGCTCGACCTTGGGCTGCACCGTGCAGCGGTTGATGCGCAGGTCGCTGCCGAACCAGGACACCACCATCGACACCGAGCCGACATTTGGCAACTCGCGCCCCAGGATGGTCATCGAGGCCGTGAAGTCCGTCCCGCCCATCGGCGTGTTCACGTTCGTGGACCGCAACTCGCCCAACCCCAGATCCTGGTTCACCGGGGTCGTCGCCAGCGAATATTCGCCCGTGCCGGGGATCAGCGCGACTGCCCGCACGTCGCGGCACAAGCCGCTGCCGTCCTGCGCGGGCGACGTGACCTCGAAGCTCAGCTGCGGCATCCGGTTGCCCCAGGCTTCCAGGTTCAGATCCTCCAGCACCACATAGGCCAGCCCGCGATAGGCAGGCGCCCCATCGCCCTCATGCGCCGCGATGGCGGGGTCGGGCCGCTGATCCTCGTCGCCGTCATAGACGCGCATGTTGAGGTCGTCGGCGGCGATCTCCTCGCCATCCGCCCAGACCCGGCCCACACCCAGGATCCGCCCCTCGCACAAGGCAAGCGCCACCGACAGGCGATAGCTGATCTGCGTGACCGTGGACCGGGGCGTGCCCTTGCCGCCGCCCGCATCCTCGGACCGCGCGATCTCCTCCAGGGGCGAGGCCCAGATGACATGGCCCGGCAGCCGCATCTGCCCCCAGATGCGCGGGATCGGCGCGCCTTCGCCCGCCGTTTGCAGGCGCAGCCGGTCGATGCGGCCGGTTTCCACGGCCTTCGATCCGCTGCCCAGCAGCCGCTGGTCGATGACCCGGCCGACCGTCGCGCCGACCGCGCGACCGATGACCGCGCCCGACAGGCCCAGGACCGCGCCGCCGAAGCTTCCGCCAATCGACGCCCCTACGGCGGACAGCACGATGGTCGCCATGATGGCCTCCTAAGGTCTGAAATCAGGGAAAGCGGAACCGGGCCGCGATCCGGTTCTGCCAGGGCGTCGTCAACGGGCTGTCGATGACGCCATGCGCGTTATAGGCATGGATGAACCGCGGCGCCTCGCCCGCGTCGGACAGGATGCCCAGGTGCTTGGCGACCGCCCCCGCCCGCATCCGGAACAGCAGCACGTCGCCGGGCAGCCAGTCGACCCCGGGATCGACCGGAACCAGATGGCGCAGCGCGGCGGCCATCAGCACCTCTTGCCCCCCGCCTTCGCCCCAGTCGGGGGTATAGGGCGGCGGCGCCTCGGGTTCGCCGCCATGGCGTTCCCGCCAGATGCCCCGGATCAGGCCCAGGCAGTCGCAGGCCACGCCCTTGGTGCTGGCCTGGTGCTGGTAGGGCGTGCCGATCCAGGACCGCGCGATGGAAACCACGTCGTCAGCCACGGTTTCCTCCCGCCTGCGGGGCCATGATCCAGTCCTCGGACGGCAGATGAGGAAAACCGCGGAAGTTTAGGAAATTGTCGAACTTTTCGCGGCATGTCACGGCCCGCTTGTCGCAGCCCGCGACCAGCCGGACGCGATCACCCGCGACCGGCGCGATCCCTAAGGCTTGCCACAACTCGATCTCGCGCCCGCCGCCTGGCAGGGCCGTGTCATTCTTGACCGTGGCGCCCAACCCCTCGGCCCCGCCGCCCAGGACCAGCAGGCGGCCCCGCTCGAACCAGCCCGCCTCATAGGCCGGAAAGCCCGAGAACCGCAGGATGCGCCCGTCCTCCACCTCGGCGATGGCGGCTTCCGCCGTGAAGGTCTCGCCGGACAGCGACAGCTTGCAGCGCCCGTCCCCCAGGCGGGCGGAACAGCGCGGATGAAACACCCGGCCCCGCGCGGCGTTCAGCGGCTCGGACAACCCCCGAAGCTCGGCCCGGAAGGCGCCTTGCGACCGCGCGATCTCGCCCAGGCTGCCCGCAAAGACCAGCCGCCGGGCGGATGGGTCGGTCCAGTCCACCTCCCACATCTTCACGGCGGCCCCGTCCCAGCGGCCCGCCAGCACGTCGCGCTCGGTGATCGCATCGTCGGACAGCGCCCCTTCGGCTTCCGAGTTGTCCACCGACAGCCCCGTCGCCTGGACCAGCGCCCGGGCCGACATGCCGTGATCGGGGCGGAACCGGATCCCGTCAAAGGTCAGTACCGCGTCATGGTCGGTAAAGCCCAGCACCATTCCGTCCGCACGGCGCACCATCCAGGCCCGCGCAATCGTGGTCGCCGTCATACCCGCACCTCGATCACCGGAATGGCCGGCATCTCGCCCGCCTGGAAGGACGCGACCGAGACGGCAATCCGGTCGGTGTCGAACCGCACCGGCACGTCGAACTCGAAGCCCGCCGTGATCTCGGCCCCCGGCTGCGGGGCCTCGGCAAAGGTGATCAGCCCCTGGGCGTGATCCACGGCGTAATGCGTGCCCGGAAACACCTCGTTGCCGCCGATGCCCGCCCGCACGCTGTCCCGGACCGGCTTGTCGATGGGCCGCGCATAGCTGCCCGGTCCCGAGGCATAGGTCTTGGTCAGCCGAAAGACCTTCGTCATCCCATCCCCCTGCGCGATCACCTGGTCGTCAAAGGCCGGCGCGCGAGAGGGCAGGCAGCTTTTATAATCCGACCAGTCCTTCCAGCGGAACCCGTGCAACTGGCCCGCCCGCGCCTCGAAGAACGCGACCAGCGCCGACAGGTCGTCCAGCGACCGCAGCCCCATGCCCGCGTCGTAACGGCGGCGGGCGTGCGCCCAGGGAGTATTCCGTTCCTCGAACCCGCTGGCCAGGGCCACGATCTCGGTCCGGCGTTCGGGACCGCCGACGGAACCGAAGGACAGGTTCGCCGGAAATCTTACCTCGTGAAATGCCATCCTGACCCTCTCAACTGTTGCGCTCGCCGCGCGCCAGCACGCGGCCAAGCTGGGCCGCGATCTGCGACTGGCTGCGCTGGAAGCCCGCGACATCGGGCGTGGTCACGTTCACCGTCACGTTCATCGGACGCCCCCCGCCCCCTGCCGCCGCAACCCCAAGCCGGCCATCGGCGCCCCGGCGCAGCGGCATGATCGCCTCGGGACCGGCCTCGCCCATCAGGCCGGTGGCGCCGCGCATCGGAAAATGCGTGGGCTGGCTGACGACCCCGCCCTTGGCGAAGGGCATCACGCGCCCCTGGACAAAGGCCCCGCCATTGGCAAAGGGCATCGCGCCCGACAGCATCCCGCCGATCCCCTGGGCCAGCGACCCGGCCAGGGCGTTCTCCACCGGCTTCATCGCCATGGAAAACACCGTGTCCGCGATCGACCGCCCGATGCCCTTCAGCGCGTCCGACAGCTTTTCACCGTCGAAGATCAGGTTGTCGAAGGCGCGCCGCAGCCCGCCCTCGATGCCGCTGCTCAGCGATCCGACCTCGCGCGCGGTCATCGTCACCGATTGCCGCAACCGCTCCAGCTCCGCCTCGAAGGCGGCGGTCATGCGGCCCGTCTGGCTGAAACCCTCGTCCAGGTCGTCCAGCGTCGAACCGAACCCATCCTTGTTGGCCATCGTCCCTCGCCCCTTATCCAGATGTTTCCCTTGGCCGGTCGGGATAGCGCGCGGCCAGTTCCGCCAGCCGGTCGCGCGTCATGGCCGGCGGACCCGCCTCGACCCCCAGCATCAGCGCCAGCTCGGCCGGCGTCAGCGCCCAGAACTGGTCCGGGCGCAGGCCAAGGCCGCGCATCCCGGCCCGCATCAGGCCCGGCCAGTCCAGGCCGCCGCTCATGCCGCGATCCGAAACGCCCGCGCCAAAAGCTCGGCCGCGGCGCGCCCCGCGGCCACCGGCCCGCCGCCGATCTCGACCGTCAGCAGATCGCCCGCCGTGCCCCGCCAGCCGCCGCCGCGCAGCCCCGCGACCAGCACCGCCAGCACGTCGCGGCTGCTGAAGCGGCCCACCTCGAACCGCGCGGCGATGTCCATCAGGCTGTCGGCGCCCAGGTCATGCTCCAACTCGGCCAGGGTGCCCAGGGTCAGCCGGGCGACATGGGGGGTGCCGTCCAGCACCACCTCGACCTCCCCTCGCAACGGGTTCGTCATGGCAGCGCCACGAAGGTCAGCGCGCCGGCCGAGGCCATCGTCAGCTCATAGGTCGCCTCGCCGTTATAGCTGCCTGCGTATTCCAGCGCGGTGATCTGGAACGGCCCCTGCACGGTGCCGAAATCCGGGATCACCACCTGGAACCGAGGCACTTCTCCGTCAAAGAAGATCTGCCGCGCGCGCCCATCGGTGTTGGCGTCGCGAAACACCCCCGACCCGGAAATGGATGCGCTGCGCACACCCGCCCCGCCCAGCAATTCGCGCCAGCCGCCCTCGCTTTCCAGACTGGTCACATCGACCGTCTCGGCGTTGAACGACAGGCGCGAGGCGCGCAGCCCGGCGATCGTCTCGAACGCCCCGTCCCCGGTCATGTCCATCTTGATCAGCAGATCGCGTCCATTCTGTGCCGCCATGGCTTATCTCCTCAGCCCAGGTCAATCCGCGCGCGAAAGGTCAGATCGACCCGCCGCGCAGCGCCGTTTTCAATCCGCCGCGCCCGGGCGCGTTGGAACCACAAAGCCGTCAGCCGCCCCCGGCTCAGCGCCAGATGCGCCTGGTCCAGCGCCTCGGCCACGGCCACGGCCGCCGCCTTGACCGCCGCGAAGCCCGCGCCCTGATCCGCGCCCGACAGGACCGAGACGACGAAATCATGCTGCGATGCCGCCGCCGTTATATCGCCCGCGTCCCGCACATCCTCGGGACCAAGGGACACGAAGACGCCCGCCGGCGCCTCGACCGGCATCGCGTCGAAGATCGCATCGCCCACCAGACCGTGCAGCGCCGCATCCGCGCGCAGATGCTGGTAAACCGCCCCTTGCAGGGCAACGCTTGCCGCGAAACTCATGCCTGGTCCTCCTCTCGGGCAAAACAGGTCAGCCATTGGCCGCTTGGGTCGCGCTCCGCCACGGCTTCGATCACGAACAGCCGCTGCCCCATGCGCAGCCGCTGGCCCGCCGCCGGGCGGCGCGGATCGCCCGCCCTGGCCCCCCGCACGGTGATCCGCCAGGACACGACACTTTCGGGACCGACCTCGGCCCCGCGCTCCTGCCCGGCGCCCGCCTTCATCTCGGCCCAAAGCTGGCCGACCCGCTGCCAGACGGTGCGATAACCGCCCATTCCGTCGCCCTGCCGGGCGGACCCTTCCAGGTCCAGCCGAACGTTCAACCGGGGCACGCTCATCGCCGCGCCTCGCGGCTGCCGCGCCCGGCCAGGGTGCGGACCTGCCGCCAGCGTTCGATCAGCGCGCTGACGCCGAAGGGCATGGCGCCCCTGGTCCCGTCATGGCCGCGATCCTCGTAATACCGCGCCGCCAGCATGATCACCGCCTGCGCCAGATCCGCGGGAACAGCGGCCCAGGTCTCGCCGAACCCCGCCGTGAAGGTCACGCTGACCATTCCGCGCCGGGGCACATGCGGCAGGATCACCCCCGTCGGCAGGATCATCGGCCGCTGCCCGTGCGGCAAAAGCCGCCAGTTCTCGGGCGGCACCTCGGTCACGGTGCCCATGCCGTCGTCGATCTCGATCCTCTCGACCGACACCACCGGCGCAAGCGGCAGGGTCTGGCCCAGCCTGTCGCGCCAGTCGTCCAGTTGCATCCGAAAGCGCCGCGTCAGCAGCACCTTGCCCGTGCGCGCCTCGATCGTCGCGATCGCGGCGCGCAGGAACCCTGCAAGGGCCGTGTCCTCGGCCGCGTCGTCCGCAATCTCGAACCCCGTTCCAAGCCGCAAATGCTCGCGCAGCGCCGCGACAGGCAGCGCCCCGGCCGCAGGCGCCGTTTCCTCGATCAGCATCATCTCGCGAACCTCCCGTCTTGCTGTCCGCTCGTCATCCACCGGGACGAGGCCGCCCCTTGGGGGGCCTCGTCGTCGCATCAAGACGGGAAAGACCGCGCCCGCGCGCCAGCCATCAGCGCGCGCGGACAGTTGCAAAGCCAGGGTGGCCAGCGACCCGTGCGCGGTCTTTCCCTCACCCGATCCCGCGTTCCGGGATCAGGCGAACTGCAGCAGCTTGACGGCGCGGAAATCGGTCACGCCGCCGCCCACGCGCTTGGTCGCATAGAACAGCACATGCGGCTTGGCGCTGAACGGATCGCGCAGGACGCGCAGGTCGGGGCGCTCGACGATGGTATAGGCGGCGCGGAAATCGCCAAAGGCGACCGCCTTGGCATCGGTGCCGATGTCGGGCATGTCCTCGCTGATCAGGACCGGATAGCCCAGCAGCTGCGGCGTCTGCCCGGCAGCCAGGGCGTCGGTCCACAGGAACCGGCCGTCGGCATCCTTCATCTTGCGGATGATCCCTGCCGTTTTCGAGTTCATGACGAAGCAGGCGTTGACCCGGTATTCCGCACCCAACGCATAGATCAGGTCGATCAGCGCATCCGCCGGGGCGTCCGGGTCGAACCCGCCCGAGGTGCCCGTCTCGATCACGCCGATGGTGTTGGCGCCCGCCGTCGCGTTCAAAGCGGTCGGATAGGTCAGGATGCCCTTGGGCTTGGCCACGCCGTCGCCGGTGACGAAGGCCGCGGCCTCGGACCGGGCGAACTTGTCGGCGATGCGCTCGGCCAGCCAGGATTCCACGTCGAAGGCGGCGTCGTCCAGCAGGCGCTGGCTGGCCTTGGGCATGGCCGACAATTCGTGCAGCGGGATCGAGATGCGCTCGATCTGGCCCGGCGCCGTCTCGGCGGCGGCGGTTTCGGTCGCCCAGCCCGCGCCCATCTCGTTCTTCTCGACCAGCACTTCATAGCTGGCGGATTCGATGGTCACGACATTGGCCAGCTTGCGCAAGGACGCGCCGGACCGCAGCACGTTCTGCACCGTTTCCGCCACCTGCGGCGCGGCCAGGAAACCGCCGTCGCTGGCGACCGTCAGGCCCTTTTCCTCGATGACCAGGCCGCGCAGGCCGTCATCGTCGCCGCTGCGCAGATAGGCGTTGAACGCCTTCTGGTGGGGCACCTCGACCTCGGCGGTGGCGGACAGGGGGGTGCGGCCACGAAGGGCGGTCTTGCGGTCAAGCATGGTCATGCGTTCGTCCTGTGCATTGAGTTTCTTCTGAATGTCGTCCCGAAAGCCCCTGAGTTCGCTGACGAACCCCATCATGGCCCCCTTCAGGTCTGCGGCCGTGCCGCCACCCTCCGCGGCTTTCACCTCGGTCATGGTTTTGTCTCCTCATCGCGATGATCGGGGATGCCGCCTGTCCTGGCCGCCCCTGTTTTTCGGACCGCCGCAGCGATCCAAACCCGTAGGGTGCGTGCTCGCACGCACCGCAATCTCAATCCCGCAAGGCTTCCGCAGCCGCCACGAACAGCGCCGCCACCTCGCGTAGGTCGTCCGCGTCCTTGCGGCCCACCTTGGCCTCGGGCAGCATCGGGAACGTGACCAGCGACACTTCCCACAATTCGACCTCGGCCAGCACCCGGCGGCCCTGCTTGTCGCGCTCCGCCCGGATCGTGCGATAGCCGATCGACAGCCCGTCGATGGCCCCCGCCTGGATCAAGGCTGCCGCCTCGCGCGCCTGCGCCACCTCGGGCAGCAGGCGGCCCTTGACCCACAGGCCCTTCTCGTCCTCGCGGATCTCGTCCCAGACGCCGATGGGCTTGGCCGGATCGTGCTGCCACAGCATCCGCACCTTGTCGCCCTTGGCCGCCAGCCGCGCCAGCGACGCCGCGAATGCCCCCGGCGCCACCGCGTCGCCGCCCTGGTCGGTCAGCCCGAACAGGCTGGCATAGCCCTCGATCGCCTGCCCGTCGGTCAGGACCGGCGCCCCGCCCGCGAATTTCACCTCAAGTCCCGGAACCATCCGTCAGCCTCCTTTCGGCGCGAATTCCAAAATGCCCTGCACCGCCTGGGTCAGGATCACCGCGACGACGCCGTAAACGGTCATCCACAGCCGCCGCTCCAGCCCCTCGATCATGGCCTCGATCCGCTCCAGCCGCTTTTCCATGCCGCCGAACTGCAGCGCCATGATGCGTTCCTGGGCCTCGAAGCGCTGGTCGTGCCAGCCAAAGCCGTCCTTCACGAAACGCGACCCTTCCATCGGTCACGCCCCGGCCAGCGGCGGCAGGCCCAAAAGCGCCCGCTTTTCCGCATCCGTCAGGAACAGCGCCTCGCCCACGCGCCGCCATTGCTGGTCCCGCTCCTCGGCCAGGGCCGGAATGCGGTCGGGATCGGGGCGCAGCTCGATCTCGGCGCCCAGATGCTCGGACAGCCACCAGGCGACCGAGGCCGTGACCCGCGTCGCCAAGGGCAGCACCGTCAGGCGATAGAACGCCCGGTGCGCCTCGGCATAGTTCGCATAAGTCGCGTCTCCCGGGATCCCCAGCAGCATCGGCGGCACGCCGAAGGCCAGCGCGATCTCCCGCGCCGCCGCCATCTTCGTCTCGTGGAACTCCATGTCCGAAGGCGAGAACCCCATGGGCTTCCAGTCCAAGCCCCCTTCCAGCAGCATCGGACGCCCCGCATTGCGCGCGCCCTGGTGGTTCATCTCGATCTCGCCCACCAGCCGGTCGTATTGCTCGGGCGACAGCACCCCCTGCCCGTCGATGCCCTTGTAGACGATGGCGCCCGAAGGCCGCGCCGCGTTGTCCAGCAGCGCCTTGGACCAGGCGGATGCGCTGTTGTGCACGTCCAGCGCCACCGCCGCCGCCTGCATGGGCGACAGCCCGTAATGGTCGTCCTGCGGGTGAAAGGACTTGACGTGGCAGATCGGATCGGGACTGCCCGTCATGTCGAACCGGTGCTTGCGCCCGCCCACCGCGTATTCATAGGCGACGGGCCAGCCGTCCGCCCCCGGAACGATGCTCATCCGGTCCGACCGCAGCACATGCAGTTCTTCCGGCAGGCCCTGCGCACCCAGCCCCGCCGCCTCGACATAGCCGTTCCCCGACAGCAGCATCTGCCCGAACAGCGCCTCGAACAGTTCGGCCCGGCCCTGCCCCGGATTGGGCCGCCGCAGCAGATCCAGAACCGGATGCACCTCGTAACGCCGCTCGCGGTCCTCGCAGACCAGCGGCACGGCCGCGCCTGCCTCGGCGATCAGCTTGACGCAGCGAAAGCCCACGGGGTTGCCGACAAAACCGCCCCGCGTCAGGCTGGCCGTATCCCGAGACGACCAGACCGCGCGCCCCGCGCCGCTGGCCAGGGCCACGACCCGGCCCGTCGCGCTGGCCTTTCTTTCCGGCGGGGGCGTGTCCTTCGCCTCCCGCGTAAACATCCGAAACGCCATCTCTCGCCTCCATGCCAACGAAAAAGGGCCAGCCCGCAGGCCAGCCCCTTCTTCTTCATGAAAATATCCCGGGGTCCGGGGCAGCGCCCCGGTTTACAACTGCCGCATCTGCGGCCGCCGCCAGCTTGCCCCCGGCTCGATCACCAACTCGTGGATCGCCCAGACCAGCGCATCCAGCCGGTCGGGCGATCCGCGCCCCTCGAACCCGCGCACCGTCATCTGACACATCTGGTCCTCCAGCGCGCCCAGGCCGCGCAGGTGCTTGACCCGCCCTTGCTCGTAAAGCGCCGCCACCGGCTCGGCCCGCAGCCCCTTGCCCCGCCCGGCGCGCAGCGCGCGGAACGGGACCAGAGGATCCACCTGCCGGATCACGCTTTCCACCAGATCGCCGCCTTGGTTCACCTCGGCCACCAGCCTTTCGGCCCCGTGCCGGTCCATCGCGGCGATGGCGGCGCGCGCCCAGTCCAGCGGCCCGCCCCGGATGGTGGCGTCCTCCAGCACATAGGTCCGCCAGTCGCCCGGCTCGCCCTCGGCCACGACGCCCGCGACCACGATCCCGCATTCGTCGCTGGCCTTGCCCGCCGTCACCGCCGGATCGACCGCCACGACCACACGCGACAACTTCGGCGCCCGCTCCACCCGGCAGCCCTCCAGCATCGCCGTGGTCCACAGCGCGCCTTCCACGTCGTCCAGCAGCACGCCGTCCAGTTCCTGCCGCCCCAGCCGCGTCCCGCCGTATCGAGACGCCACCTCGGCCAGGAAGCTTTCCGCCAGATAGGCGCGGTTCGCATCCGTCGGCGCATGGGTCGTGACCGTGGACGCATTGCCCAGGATCCGCTTCAGCACCCCCACGTTGCGCGGCGTGGTCGTGACCACCTGCTGCGGATGCTCGCCCAGGCGCAGCGCGAATTGCAGCATGTCCCAGACATCCTCGGACTTCTTCCACTTGGCCAGCTCGTCCGCCCAGGCCGCGTCGAACTGCGGCCCGCGCAGGGCTTCCGGCTCATGCGCGGAATAGACGGTGGCGGTCGCGCCGTTGGCCCAGACCAGCCGCTTGCGCCCGGCTTCCCAGACGGGCCGCCGATCGGGCGGCGAACAGGCGAGGATGCCGCTTTCGCCGAACACCATCACCTCGCGCACCTGGTCGAAGGTTTCGCCCACCAGCGCCACGCGATGACAGCGCCCGGGTGCGGCAGCGGTCGGCCCCTCGACCATCCGCCGCACCCATTCGGACCCGGCGCGGGTCTTGCCCGCGCCGCGCCCGCCCATGATCACCCAGGTCTTCCAGTCCCCCTCGGGCGGCAACTGGTGCGGCAAGGCCCAGAACTCGAACAGCCAGGGCAGCGCCATCAGCGCGTTTTCGGACAGCCCGCCCAGGAATGCATCAACCTCCTCCGGCGCGGCGGAGGCAAGCCAGGCGGTGCCCGATTTCATCTCGTGCCGCGTCAAGGTCAAGGCTTCCGCCCCCGACCCCGCCGGCAATGTCCTTGCGTAACTTGTCAACCCTGTTCCTTTCCGCCATCAGAAGACCGACCGCCTCGCGGACGACCTTCGCGGTTTGCATGGCTTCCTTCAGCTCGGCGGGATCGACGGCCCCGCTCTGCCGGGCCTCCAACGCGGCCTCGTGACGTTTCAGATCCTTGACATAGGACCAGAACAACCCTTCGGCGACCGCGATGGCCTCGCCCGGGTCCATCGCCGCCTCCGCACTCGCAACCGGCTTTCCGTCCGCCCGGGCCGGGTGATCCCCGGCCACGAACGGTCCTTCGGGATCAGCGATCCCGCGCCATTCCATATCGTTCAT